TACTGCAACAGAATTAAACTTATTAGATGGTATTACTGCTGGTACAGTATCTGCTTCATTAGCAGTTATAGCTGATTCAAATAAAGATATATCAGGATTTAGAAATGTAACTTTAACAGGTGAACTAGATGCAGGATCATTAGATATTAGTGGAGATGCAGATATTGATGGTACATTAGAGGCAGATGCTATCACTATTAATGGCACTACTTTAGCAGAAACTATATCAGATACAGTTGGTGCAATGGTAGGATCTAATACTGAAACAGGTATTAGTGTTACTTATGATGATGCAGATAATACTTTAGATTTTGTAATAGGATCTACTTCTATTACAAATGCTATGTTAGCAGGATCAATAGCAGATTCTAAATTAAGTACAATATCAACAGCTAACAAAGTTAGTTTAGCTGCATTAGATATAGATGGTGGTACAGATATAGGAGAAGCTATTGTAGACGCAGATTTATTTATAGTAGATAATGGGGCAGGAGGCACTAATAGAAAAATGGCTGCTTCAAGATTAGTAACATATATTGATGCAAACTCTAGTGCTGCATCAGTAGGAAAAGCAATTGCAATGGCAATTGTATTCGGTTAAAATTAAAGAGGAGATAATATGGCTACACCAAACATCGTAAACGTAGCAACTATTAATGCTAAGAACGCAACTGCTTTACTAGATGGTACATCTAGAACTACAGCGGTTGATGTTTCAGCAGATAAAGTTGCCAAAATAAATACAATTCTTGTTGCAAACGTAGATGGTTCAAATGCTGCTGATATTACAATCGAAGTTAGTGTAGATAATGGATCTAACTATGTTAAGATTGCTAATACAATATCAGTACCAGCAGATGCTACCCTAAGTTTTTTAGAGAATCCAATTTATTTAGATGAAACAGATATATTAGCTTTTACAGCATCAGCTGCAAATGACTTAACTTATTTTGTTTCTTACGAAGAATTAGATGACGCATAATAGATAGAATTATAGGAGGCAACATAATTCATGGCAAATGGCGGAATCATAGGCCCAATAAAAGTAGTATGTACACCATCTACTAAAACTTCATCAATAACATCGACAGGTAATTTTGTAAGACAAAATTGTCAAGTTACATCTGTTAGTGCATTAGTTATTGGAGGTGGCGGTGGAAGTGGTTATGCAGCTGATGGTTGTTCACCTTCTGGTGGAGGTGGAGCAGGTGGTTATAGATTTAATACATCTATAAGTATTTCAAGTAGATGTACACCAGTTACTGTAGGTGCTGGAGGGTCTGGAGGAACTCCAGGATCTCCTGCTATTGGAGCAACAGGTAGTAATACAGTTTTTGGCCCACTAACTTCTAATGGAGGAGGTGGCGGTGGTGGTGTCCACACAAACCCAGGTAGTCCTAGACAAAATGGAGCAAATGGTGCATCAGGTGGTGGAGGTTCAGAATCTAATCCAGATGTTTCACCTTCAACAAATGGTGGATCAGGTAATACTCCTCCTACAAGTCCTTCACAGGGTAATGATGGAGGTGGTGGTAGAATTAATGCAGCTGGTGGTGGTGGCGGTGCTGGTGGTGCTGGTGGTGATGGTAGTACTGCAGGAAGTTGCGGCCCAGGTGGTGCTGGTGGAGCAGGTTCAAGTGCTTGGCCAGGAGATTGTACAGTAAGAGCATCAGGTGGTGCTGGTGGAGCATACGGAACTCCAGGAGCTACGGCCCCTGGTGGAGGTGGTGCTTTTAAAACAGCTGGAACTGCAAATACTGGAGGCGGTGGTGGTGGACATGATAATACTGCAGGTGCTGGATCTAAAGCTGGTGGTTCAGGTGTAGTAATCGTAAAAGAAGTAGTTCCTAAATGTGCATCAGGTGTATGGAGTATTCATGATCATTTCGATCAAGTAAAAAATTCAGAATGGATAACAAGGGCAAACGCAACAGTAAATTTTTTAGTAGTAGCTGGTGGCGGTGGTGGTGATAATGGTAACTCTAATAGAGGTGCTGCTGGTGGTGGAGGTGCAGGAGGATATCGTGCATCAGGTTTTGGGCCATCCCCATTAAGAGCATCAGCATTAAGTTTAGGACCAGGAGACTATACAGTTACAGTAGGTGCTGGTGCAACAGGTGGTCAAGCTTCACAGGGTTCTTCTTCAATATTTTCTACTATAACTGCCTCTGGTGGTGGTTATGGTTTTGGTGGTGATAATTTAACAGGTGGTGGATATGGAGGAACTCCTGGTGGTGGACCTGGAGGATCAGGTGGTGGTGGAGACTATGGAGCTCCAGGTTCTCCAAATCCTGGAGAAGGTGGTACAGGTAACGTAGGAGGTTTTGATCCACCTGAAGGTAATCCAGGTGGTAATGGTGATTGTGGTCCAGGGCCACCTGCTGGTCCAAGTTCAACATACCCTGCTGGAGGTGGTGGAGGAGCTACCGCAGCTGGAGGAGATGGTCAACCAGATGGAAGTGCTGGTGGTAATGGCGGAGCTGGTGCTCCGAATACAATTTTAGGTCCAGATACAACTTATGCTGGCGGTGGTGGAGGAGGTGTAAGTAGAGTACTTGATACTCATCCTGCACCAGATCCTAAAAAAACTGCTGGTGCTGGTGGTGCTGGTGGTGGAGGTAGTGGTTCAACAGGTGGACCAGAACCTGAAGCAGATCCTGCTACTGCTGGAGCTGCTAATACAGGCGGTGGCGGTGGTGGTGGAGCTGCAGGTAATATACCTAGTCCAGTTAAAGCAGGAGGTAATGGTGGTTCAGGAATTGTGGTAGTTAGAGTGCCTGGTGAATATGTTTTATCAGGAAGTCCAACACCTGCACGAACATTATCTACGCACCCAGGTGGAGATAAGATAGCTAAATTTACAGCGTCAGGAACGTTGACAATAAACGGAGCATAACATATAAATAAACTTTTAAGGAGAATATAGTATGGCACATTTTGCAGAATTAGAATCAAAAACAGACCCAACAGGTTTTACATCTGATACACATTTAATTGTAAAAAGAGTTGTAGTTGTTGCAAATGATGAAGTACCATCAGATGAACACGTTGATGGTGAAACATGGTGTGTTAATTTTTTTGGAGGTGGAACTTGGAAGCAAACATCTTATAACAATAATTTTAGAAAACAATATGCAGGTATTGGTATGAGATATGATGCATCAAAAAATAAATTTATTACACAACAACCTTTTGCGTCTTGGTCGCTAGATGGTAGTGACGATTGGCAAGCACCAATTACATTTCCATCAGTTACTAGTGGAGGGTCAGGTGAAACAGCTTTTATTTATAAAATTGATTGGAACGAAACAAAATATAACGCTGACAACAATACAGGTTGGGAAGCAACTAAATCAAACGACGACGCGGAAACCAAAACAGTCTATAATTGGAATGGCTCAGCTTGGGTTTCCGAATAGGAGACCTTAAATGGCAAGAACCAACGGCGGATTAATCGGTAAAAGAAACACAACTTCTTTTGGGAAGAATACTGTTACATCTAAAACATCTTCAGGTGCTGTCACAACTCAAGCAGGAACTAGATTAGTAAGAACTTTAGTTGTTGCTGGAGGTGGTTCAGGTTATGGTAAACCTGGAGACAACTATTATGGTGGTGGCGGTGGAGCTGGAGGTTTTAGAGATATTTCTTGTATTTCAGTTTGTGGTAACACACCTTACACAATGACCGTAGGAGGAGGTGGTTCTGGAGGAACAGCCGCTAACAATGGAAATAATTCAGTTGCGGGTTTTCCATCTAATCCAATAACTTCAACAGCAGGAGGAAAAGGTGGAGTTTCAAATGGTGATGGAGTTACAGCTGCTGGTCCTGGTGGATCAGGAGGTGGTATTGGTAACTGGCCTAATCCTGTTGCAACTCCTAACAGAGGAACAGGAAATGCTGGAGGTTTTACACCTCCCGAAGGAAACCCTGGAGGTTTAAGTTGTCACCCTCGTGTAGCAGCAGGTGGTGGCGGTGGAGCTAGTGCAGCTGGATCAGGAGCACCAGCATCTCAACATGGTGGAGCTGGCGGAGCTGGACAATCTTCTGATATAACAGGATCATGCGTAACTTATGCAGGCGGTGGTGGTGGATCTGCTTGGACAGGAAACAAAGGAGCTGGTGGAGCTGGCGGTGGTGGTGATGGTGGTTGTGGTTGTTCAACAACAAATGCAACTGCAGGAACAGCAAACACTGGAGGCGGTGGTGGTGGTGGTGGCCAAGATACACCCGCATCAACTAGTCCATCAGGTAATGGTGGTTCAGGAATCGTAGTCGTAAAAGAATTAAACAAAGCAAGTGGTGTATGGAATTTAAAAACATTATTTAGAGAAAAAACAAATCCTGCTACTACATTTCCTGATGGAACAGTAGCATTAAATGCAGATATAGATTATTTAGTAGTTGCTGGCGGTGGTTCTGGTGGACAACATTGCGGTGCTGGAGGTGGAGCAGGTGGTTATAGAGCTACTGGCTATGGCCCAAGTCCTCTTAGAGGTTCGGCTTTATCAGATTTAACAACAGGGTCATACACAATTACAGTAGGCGGTGGTGGAGCATCAAACCCTAATCCAGGATCAGAAGTCCCAGGTAATGATTCAATTTTTTCAACAATAACATCTACAGCTGGAGGTGGTGGAGCAGGTGGATATAATCAACCTGGTGATGATGGTGGTTCTGGTGGTGGAGCTGGAGAAATAGGTGGATCACCAAAAAGAGGAGCTGGTAATACACCTCCTACAGACCCACCTCAAGGTAATCCAGGTGGATCTGGAGCACCCGCAGGAGCTGCTGGTGGTGGTGGAGGTGCTACGGCAGTTGGAGGAAACGCAAGTGATAATAATGGTGGAGATGGAGGTGCAGGAGCCCCAAATACAATTTTAGGACCAGATACATCTTATGCTGGTGGTGGAGCAGGTTTTGGAAGTGAAACTGGTGGTGGAGCAGGGGGATGTGGAGGAGCAGGTGGTGGTGGAAATGCAGCACCTGGACCAGCCCCTATACATAGCCCAGATCAAAATGATGGACAAGCAGGAACAGTCAACACTGGTGGTGGCGGTGGTGGATCAAAATCAAATGATAATGGTATTGGTGGAGCTGGTGGATCAGGAATTGTAGTAGTTAGAGGACCAAGTGCTTTAACATTTGCAGGTAGTCCTTGTTGTGCATTTACAGGATCAACGCATCCAGGTGGTGATAAGATAGCTAAGTTTACTGCTTCTGGTACCTTGACAATTTCTAAATAATTTAATATATTATTTTTATGGTGGTAAAAGAAAGATTATGCAGTTAACAAATTATTATTGGTATTTTCAATCAGCAATTCCAGAACGTATCTGTGATGACATTGTTCGTTATGGAAAACAATTACAAGATCAAATGGCAGTGACTGGTGGATATGGTAATAAAAAATTAAATGCAAAACAAACAAAAGATTTAAAAAAGAAAAGAAATTCTGATATTGTTTGGATGAGTGACAGATGGATATATAAAGAGATACAACCATATGTTAATCAAGCAAATAGAAATGCAGGTTGGAATTTTCAATGGGACTTTAGCGAGTCTTGTCAATTTACAAAATATACTAAAGGTCAATTTTATGATTGGCATTGTGATGGTTGGGATCAACCTTATCAAAGACAAGAAGGTGATCCATCACATGGTAAAATTAGAAAATTATCTGTAACTGTTACACTATCAGATCCTAAAAATTATAAAGGTGGTGAACTAGAATTTGATTTTAGAAACATGGATCCAGATAAAAAACCCAATATTAAAAAATGCACAGAAATATTACCTAAAGGATCTTTAGTTGTGTTTCCTGGTTTTGTATGGCATAGAGTATGTCCAGTTAAAAAAGGTGAAAGAAATAGTTTGGTTATTTGGAATTTAGGATGGCCATATAAATAGGAGAAATATGAAAAAGAAAAAAAGTAAAAAAACAAAACAAGAATTAATGTTTCCTAAACAATTATCAAGAGAAAATTTAT